CCGTTCTGCCCCGGCGTTCCAGCGGGAATCCCGAACGCCAGCGTCAGCGTCGATCCGTTCGTCACGCCGCTCACGGTCGCATTGCTGCCAGCGGCAAGTGTGGTCGTATTCCCTACGACCACATTCGTCGCCGGGCCGGCGGGGATGCCGATGTCGAGCTTGGCAGCGTATGCCGTGCCTGCGTCGTTCTTCACATACGCAGGTGTGCCCGCAGCGAGCGTCGTCGTGCTGTTGATCGTCAGCGTGCCGCTCACGACCGTGGCGTTGCCAGGCGAGATCGTGCCGAGCGAGACATTGACCGCACCGCCATTACCGACAGTCGCATTGACCGTCGAGCCGTTGGAGACGGCGACGTTAGCCGCCCCGGCGTTCGTGACGTTGACGGCGATGTTGCTCATGGTGCCTTTGCGATGAGGTCGCCAGAGACAACCGTGCGAGTCACGCCGGCAGGAGTCACCCAGCGCACAAAATGCCGGTACTTGATCGCAGGCGACAGCGTCACCGTCTGGGCTTCGCTCACGCCCCACGACAGAGTGCCAGCCGCAGCGTTCACGACCGTGATCGTCGGCGTGATCGCCGTGGCACCGACAGCGTTGATCGTTCCGCCACCACCACCGAAGAAGCCGTTGGTGGAGACGACGTAGACGCCTGCCGTAAACGTGTAGCCCGTCACGTCCACGTCTAGGTCAAGCGTGAAGTTGACTTCGTCAGCGACCACGAACTCAACCGCTAGGTCGCCAGGAAGCTGAGAAAACGTCGGCATGCGTCACGTCCTTCGTTGCGGCATTGTCGCCGGATGTTCTTGTTTTCAGACCGGCTCGGTCAGTACGTGCCGCCGTCAAGCGTCACGTTGTCAATTGAGCCGCCAGTGATCGCCACATTGCCTGCCGACTGCGTGGCGATGCTGCCAAGCCCAAGGTTCGTACGAGCCGCAGACACATCGGCCACGTCCGACAGATTGCTCGCCTTTGCGAGCTTGCCGGAAATGGACGTTGTCACTGTCGTAGAAAACGCAGCATCCGACCCGAGAGCGTCGGCCAGCTCCTTGAGCGTGTCGAGAGCCGCCGGGGCGGCATTGATCACGTTGGAGATCGCCGTGCTTACGCTGCTCTGGGTTGCATATGTGCTGGCCGCCGTTGCTTGTGAAAGGTAGGTCGATGCAGCGGCAGACGTGGTCAGGTAGTTCGACAGGTTGGCATTGCTAATCGCAGAGTCCACGTAGCTTTTGGACGCATACACTGACGGCCCACCGATTGCGATGACGCTGGTGGCAGACCCACCAGCACCGCCCGTGCCAACGCCAATGAACAGCGTGCCGCCGCCGGCCACGCCTTCGCTATAGGAAAGCTCTGCGTTTTGCAGCGTCGTCGGTGCCGCCGATCCTGTGGACCGCTTGATGCGAATGGTGTTCGCCATGTCAGTAGTTGCCCCCGTCTAAGAGTTGTGGTTCGTTAATTGCGGTGACTTCAGTCCATGTGGTCAGGTTGGCGTTGAGCCGCCACACCTTCTGCGTGTCGATCACCCAGACCAGCATGCCCGCCTCCCGCCTCAGAGCCGGTATAGCGTCTCTCTCGGCTACGTCTGCCACGCTGCGGTAGCCGCCCTTGCCGTACTTTGCCTCGTGCGATGCGTGCGTATCTGTCGTGTCGAACGGCACGACCGGCGCGAGTAAGTTGGTGCCCTTGATTTGCGTCATGTGACCACAAGGTTGACGGTGCCGGTGATCGGATACGTGGAACGGTAAATGCCATAGCTCGTCGCAGCCTGCCCGGTGAACGTGATCGACCTGGTCGTGGTCTCCCACGCCGAGGACGTCAAGCCGCTGACGGCGAAGACAGGTACGCCGAAACTCGTCGGAAGAACGACGTAGATATACGCAGTCTGCGCGGCGATCATCCGGGTCTGTGCCCGAGTGCCGCCAAGGTCGCTGGAGAGGCTGGCGACAATCTGTGCGTCAGTCATCGTCCCAGCAGCAAACGCCCCCCAGAAGCGACGCCTGAGCGTTGCAGGCACGCTGGACGCTTCAGCCGTCGCCACCGTATGCACACGCACCGTCTGCCGGAAAGCATCGCCGTAGTGGAATACCGGCACGCCTCGCGGGCTGGTAACGTCATACGTGACGTCCACGCCGTTGAGCGTTTCACGGATCTTGTCGTGCCGCTGCGGCTCGCCAAACGGCAGCGAGCCAGACTTGATCAGGAAATCCCGGCTTTCCCATTGCTCGATCACGCCGCTCGTGCCCTGCGCCTCAAACCGGCTCGCGCCGACCGTGGCGTTGACCACACCGTAGTCAGCACCACGGTAGTAGCGGACAGACCGCGACGCACCCGCCGACAACTGGTCAGCGAGCCAAGCCGCACCGCTGGCGAGTAGGTCGGACATGGGCACCTCTGCCTACAAGACCGCCGGCGGCGCGGAAAGGATGAAACGCTGCCGCCGGCGGCTTGCAGTGGGACGGGAACTCAGCCGACGTTGAGGATGACCATCACCGACGCATCGCCCGACGCAGCCGCAGCAGCTGCCTTGCCGGCCCGCTTGTGCGTGCTGGCAGTCGTGGTGACAACGCTGTTGGTGGCATCCCAGTACAAGAGAGCACCCTGCGAGACAGCGCCGGTCGCCTTGGCGATGCTCCACACGCCATCGACAGCCACCGCACCAAGTGCGTTGGCGGCGATCGGGCGAGGAGCCACGGTCACGAGATCACCGAGCAGGACAACATCGCCAGCCGCAACAGCGGCGGAAGGCGTGTAGTCGATCAGACAGCCAGCCTGAGAATAAGAAGCCATTAGGATCACCTACTTTCTGGGAAATGGGTTTGTTTGGAATCATGCCGCCGGGCGGGCTTAGGCTCCCGCCCGGCGGTCACGGTTTGTCAGATCACGAAGCGTCAGCCTTCACGCCGGCGAGGTATTCGGCCTTGGCGACGCCAAAGTCGAAGTAGCCACGCATCTGCACGCCGAGCGTGTTGAAGTCGGCTTCAGCCGTCTCAACGATCGGGCTTTGCACGCCGTTCAAGAACGCCACTTCCATCACCGGCATGTCAGCCGGCGAGGCGAGGAGGTAGTAGTCCTCGGCGCTGGACAGGTAGCTGGTCGATACGACCTGATACCGCCCGGCGAGCACGTTCACGTTAGGAGCCGCAGACGAGCCGCCCACGAGCAGAGCCGAGCCCATGATCTCCGCAGCCGACAACTCGATGTCGGACGGCACCAGCAGGATGCGAGGATCAACGGCAACCGGGTTGCCATCGGGATCCTTGAGCTTGCGGAACATCGTGGCAATCGCCTTGAGGTTCGCCAGGCTCAGAGCACCCGCCGTGGTCTTCTTGTTGCCACGGCCCGTGGTGAAGAACGCCGAGTCATCTTGGAACGAAGCCCAGAAGACGGAGTTCAACTTAAGTCCGCCGCCCCTGCCAATCCGCTGAGGCACGGCAGTCAGAGCACCGAGGTCATCGTTGATGAGGTCATTTCGGGTGACGCTCGTCATGATGCCGTAGGTCTCTGCCGAGATCGTCCGCGACTCGTCGCTGACGGCAGCGTTCTTGAGTTCGCCGCCAGGGGCGACCTTCTCAAAAACCATGCCACCGTTGAGCCTGTAGCTCGTCAGCGTTTTAAAATCATTGACGCTGCGAACCGACGAGATCGACCGCCACGAGGACTCGACGCCGTTGAAGCCGGCGAGCAGGAACTTGTTGACGGTCGCCGACAGGATGCCGCTGATGGCATGAGTCGCCCACGCAGCCTTCAGGATCGGCTGAAGAGTCGCAGCGGTCAGCCGACGCGAGCCGGTGTAGCCGCCTTCCTCGGCAGCCGAGAGCAGCACCTCGCCGAGCGACGTCGTCCGCTGGATCTTGGCAGCGGCTTCGAGCGTCTGGACGCTGTACTGCTTCTCGACATTCGGCAGGTTGCCCTGAAGGGCGAACGCTGCCTCGATGACTTCGGGCGTGCGAGCGGTGGGCTGCGCCATGTGGATGGCAGGAGCCGCAGGACGCTCGTCGCGGGTGGCGATCAGCTTTTCCATCTGTTCGACTTTCTTCGTGAGGGACGCAATCACTTCGGTGTGATCGACTTCGGGCTTGGTCTCCACGGCGACACTCGCCGTGGCTTCCACAGCAGCAGCCACAATCGGCTCCTCTGCGGGCGTCTGGTTGGCGTGATCCGCCATAGAAACCTCCTGTGCAACGTCTTCCGCTGCGATAGCGACCTTTGTGGCCGAATCCGCACCTAACGTGACGAAACTCGTCTCCCTAAGTGCGGACGCCTTGACCACTCGAACAGGCCCAACGTGAGCCTGACCGTTTACGGTTGTGACGCCTTCAGCGTCGATCTTCTGGTGCCGGCGAACATCGGCACCAACGCTTGCTTGGAACTGGTAGCCAGCCGCAGCGAGTGCCATGACTTGGCGTGCGTTCTCGTTGTCAGCAAGGATCTCGCCCTCAACGATCAACTGCCCAGCCTCAATGAACGGGCGACCCTGCCCGAGAATGCTGCCAAGCGAGTAGTCGTGACCAAGCACGACCGGCACAGTCGCCGGCAGTTCCATTGCAGCCATGTCAATCACGACAGGCTCGCGGCTCCAGCCCTGCCGAATCTGAGCGCCGGTGTAAGCGACGATGCGAAACTTCTTGCCAGCCGGTGCCGAATCGCCTTCGGCGGCTTGCAGGAACGTGACGCCAGAATCCAATTTGATTGCGTTCATTCGGCCCCCATTGGTTCGCCGTTCTCGTCGAGCGTTCCGCCGTAATTCACTTCCGGCGTGAAGTCAACGAACAACTTGAGCTCCTTCATCAGCGCAACTTCGGCGGCACGCTGCCTTAACTCGACGTCCCACTGCTTGCCCGCCTTGGCGTATTCGCTCGCCAGCGTGGTCGTGTGCGTCCGCAGGCGTGTCTCGGCGGCGTTGGCTTCCTTGGCAGGATCGACGTGTTCCTTGCCGTCCCACTGCCACGACCAATCCCACTCGCTGAACGGCGGGATGCCTTCAGGTAGAAGCCCTGCCAGCGTGGCTTCGTTCACCCATGCGGCAAGCAAACGATCGAGCATGCGCCGCTCAAGATCGTCACGCATCACACGCTGTGTCGTTGCATAGACCTGATGGTCCATGCGGCCCGAGGCGTAGTTGTAGGACGACGAATCCAGTGCGGCGACGTTGAACGGCAGTTGCAGACAACGTCCCAACTCACCGAGCAACTGCCGCACAAACGCCGGGAACTGCGTCGTCGGCTGCTCTGCCTTCAGTTGCTCGAACGTCCAGCCGTCAGGAAGCGTTACCATCGTCCGCTTCTCAATCGGCATCTCGGCGAACGCTTCAACCTCGTCCACCTCTGCGGCGGGCGAGTTCGTTCGCAGGAAGCCTGCGAAGTCTGCGGCAGTCTCCGCAGCAGCCACCACCGCTTCGGTGTAGCGGCGAAGCTGGGCGAACAGCTTGAGAGCCGGTGCCACTTCAGGAACGCCACGATGCTGGCCGGGCCGAATGGGCCGGAACCAGTGGATCATCTGAGCCGCCGGAACACGCTGGTAGTTCAGTGCGTTGACGTGGTAGTTCGCACCAGGATGGTACGAGAGCACCTGATAGGCGAGCACGTTGCCCGAGGCGTCGAACTCAAGCCCATCGACAATCGAGCCATCGACGGTGACGCTAGGCGTGACGGACTGAACCGGCGTCGCCACCATCTCGGCTTCGACAAGCCGCAGGTCGAGTTGCACGCCCGGCAGGCGAGGGTTTGAGATCATCATGGCGAACGCTTCACCGTCCACCACAATCGCCTCACGCATCGTCCGCAGCTTCGTCGCCAGATCGACTTGCCACGACCAATCGAAGAAGAGACGTTCCGCCAGGCGATCCGCCTCGACGTCGCCGCTGTTGAGTTGCAGGCGTGGTCCGGTGCCGATCAGGTCGTTGGCGAGCGTTGCCGAGATACCGGCGAGATACGAATTGTTCGCCCGCTCGTAGCGAGCACGATTCCGCATCGTCCGCCGCTTCTCAGGCGACAGTGCGGTATCAGCAGCGAAAGCGTCAGCGTTCGCCCAGTGCCGCCGGTCGTCGCCAATTTCGGCGGCGTCGAACTTGGCACGGACGTGAACCGGCACCGCCACGTTCTGCGGCTTGCGTCCCGGCAGCAGCCTGCTGAACAAACCCATCAGCCAGCCCCCGGCGGGATGATCTTGTTGAACCGCAGGCCACGGCGTGTGTTGCCGCTGCCGCTCGCAGCACGGGCAGACAAATACTTGTCAGCCTCGATCATCGAGGCGACATCCTGTGCCTCAACTTCGCCCGCATCAGTGCGGACGCGCTTCGGGCCGGATGCCACGTCGGAAATCTTCTGGCGCAGTTCGTCGCTCATAGAGCGTGACGCTACGGCAACAAGCGGCTAAGTCAGACCGGGTATGCCGTCAGACTTCGACCCAATCCTCGCCACGTCGCTCGAAGAGAACGACGTCAGCCACGCCTAGCTTGCGGGCGATGTCTGCCGTGAACGGCGAGAACACCGCCAGCGGCTTGCCGGCGTCAATCACGCCAGCCGATAGCACGAACGCCGTGAGCGACGTTGCCTTGCCAGTGTTGCGGTAGCGTTCCTCGACGTACTGCTCAAGCGTCTGCATCCCCCGCCAGACGTGCGAACACGCCCAAGCGATCATGGCACCATCAGCGTGCCACACGGCAAGCGGCGTGCAGCTACTCGCCTCGCCTTCCAGCACGGTTGCAACCTCTAACTGAAACTCACTCGACGGCTTCGTCAGCCTGGAGCGGATCGCCAGCATGTCACGAGGGTCAAGACCGTCCACGGTGGTGATCGTGATCTGGTTCATTTGAGACGCTTTACCTGAATGATCTTTTTCCCGTTTGAATTCGTCGGGATTGTCACCTTTTTCCGCTGGCGTCCACCCGCCTCAGTCGCCACGGGCTGCACGCCGGCAATCGACGCCGCCACCGCAGACCCAACGAGACAGTCCCACCAGTGATTCTCGCGGCGGTTGTCTAGCTTCCATTCGTCAACGACTCGCCCGCGTGCTTCAGTCCTCACCGGATACTCGCTGGTCA